ACCGTGGCGCCGCGCCCGAGGAGATGATTTCCGATGGCCGCCGCCAGATGGTTTTTCCCGGTACCGCAACCGCCGCTGAACACGAAGCTGCCAAATCCGGTACCGAAGTTCTGCGCGTAGCGCTTCGCCATCGTCAGCGCCAGCTGCTGCCCCTCGCCGCTCACCTGGTAATTTTTGAACGTGCAGCTGCGGTGCAAATCCTGTATACCGGAGCGCCCGAAAATCCGATTCGCACGCGCTTTCTGGTTGAGTTTCTCCACTTCGACGCAGTGCTTGCGGCCCTCTTCCTGCTGCCAGGCCATAAGTTCTTCAGCGCTGGTGAACTTGGGTTTGATGCCCGCCGGCATGAGTCGCTGCAGGCGTCCGATTAATTCGCTGCTGGTTTTCATGATTACCCCGTGAATCCGTCTGGAATCTTGTTATCAGGTTGCGGTACCGAAAGGGCCTGGGACTGATAGCGCGACGTCGCAGTGTTTTTTGACTGTTCAGGCTCGAACAATCCCTGCCAGCCGTTGGCTATGCTCCGGTTGATTATTTCTTCGGGGCTATATCCTTTGGTGATACAGCGGCCCAACAGGTTGATAGCTTGCGTAACGGTCTGCATCGACTTGATGGGCTTTTTCAGATCGCGACGATAGGCGACCCATGAAGACCAGGTTTCACGCGAAAGCCATTCCGGGACAGGAGCGGTTTCGGGATTGAAATCAGATCTTCCTGTCCTGGGGGATTTAGGGGGTTTATTAATATTGTCTTTATTGTCTTTTGTAATAGTGTCTTTTGTGTGTCCCCATTGTGGTGACAGGCTTGTCACTACCGTGGTGACATTTTTTGTCACTACCGTGGTGACAGTGTCATCATCATGGTGACTGTCACTACCATGGTGACAATTTTTGTCACTACCGTGGTGACTCCCGGGTCCGCTTTTAGCGGGAGGGATTTTCCACTCGTTAAGGTTTTTATTCGGCCCAATTAATGAACCATCAGATATCAGGACGTGCATGCTCAGCAGCTCTTTTTTTACAGCGTTAACTTTCTGCCGGGGCAGCCTGGTTAACTGAGCTAGCTGGGTGTCAGCAATGCGGTCCATTTTTTTGTTGAACCCATAGGTCTTTCGGCAAACAGCATGAGCAACCTTGGCCTGATTTTTCGTCAGGTTGGCCCCAATAAGCTCCTCGTACAGCTCGTTCGCCAGACGTGTGAATCCATCGTCTGTATCGGCCACACGCATCTCCACCACCTGCAATTCAGGTCTGATTGGTACTACGGAAAGACGCGCTAAATTACCCATAGCGCACCTCGTTGAAATTTACGGTTTGTCCAGTCATACTGACCTCGCAATTGCATCCAGTTATTGCACCCGAAGGCCGAGGTGTTGGCGCACATCGGTCTTCACCCTTTCAGAACAGCTCGCGCTGTTCGGTGCGCTTAACGCGCTTTTCTTCGAACCTGTCGGCTGAGGTTGTTTGTTTCTCTGCCCACAACTTCGCGTGTCGTAAAACATCATCGAAAATTTTCCCCTTACGGCTTGCCTGAGACATACGCCGGTATAAGTCCACGGCCTGGAATGCCCCCCCCCTGAGCCACTGGCACCGGAAAACCCAGGTGGATTAGCTCCTCGCGGACGTGCTTCTCGATAAATTGCTCATGGTTCATAAGCGGCCCCGGTTACATGACGCCCAGCATCGACGTGACCATCGTCATCAGCGGCCCGGCCTGCTCTGGCATCAGGCGAAACAACGACGCAATCCCCTCGCTCACCTCTTTCAGCTTCTGATGTTCAGGCGCTTTCATCAGCACGGCCTGCTTGGCTTCCGCACACTCTTTCATCGCCGTCGCGACGCGCGAAAGGATGTCTTCCTGAGGATTGAGGCGGGTGCGGAACTCGAGCGGGAGAACATTAAGAATTGCCGGAGTTAACTCGCGGATATTTGCATGTGCGTAATCGGTATCACCGTCCAGCCAGCGAAAGAGCTTTTGACGCTGGCGGTTGATTTCGGTCGGGAAATCCAGCCCACCGCCGCTGAGTTGATATTCCTCAACAATCAGCCCGGCCACCACGTCCTGGTTATCGATTGCAGCCGCCCAGGCACGAACAGCTGCACGAAGCTGCTGGTGGGTAAATTCCGGCTTCGCCTGAGAACGATTTATCATCGTCACCGGCATTGTTCCGGTACTCTGTTGAAATTGAAGTGATTGCATGGTTACTCCTGTTTTGGAAGACCATCGGTTGGGTTGGGGTATAGATCGGGGCGCAGTTCGTGCGGAGTTACGCCAGTAACACCATAGATTTGCAGTACTCGATCAGCTGGGACGATGCCGTTATAGCGGTTTTTCCAGCGACTAACTGACATGGGCCTGATGCCTAACAAGACGGCCAGATTTGAAGCGTTACCAGCTGTCTTAATTGCTTTGATTAATCCGTTCATCGTTGTCTCCGGTTTGAACACACAACAAATTAAGCCTTAGACTTAATATATTGTCAAGCCGCAGGCGAATTTTCAAGTTTAAGCAAAAGGCTTATTCTCTGGTTATGGAAAAGAAACCGCTTCTAAACCCAACACTTGTCGAGCGCCTCAATGAACTGAATGGGCGGGGGATGACAAAATCAGATATGGCTCGCGTTGCGCAGGTAACTCCGCAATCTGTTAACGGCTGGTTCAAAAAAGGCGTGATTAGTAAGAAATCAGCGCTGGCGATCGCAGATGCTGCTGGCGTTTCAGTCCCTTGGCTGCTTGGTGAGGATGTAGGTGAGAAAGACGGGTTGAAGCCGGACGAGCAAAGATTGCTTGAACTTTATCGCCAGTTGCCAAGTGCAGAGCAAGAAAACATGCTCAGGATTTTCGCTATACGTTTAAAAGAACTTGATGAGTTGTACGAGAAGTACATGAAGGGGCGCGTTAAGTTTCACGAAGATTAAGACGTATCAACAATCATGCCTTAGAAACTAGAAACCCTCTCGCCAGTTCGAAATATTAAATCTGACTTTAAAACCCGTATCCCGGCCTTTGGCTGGGATTTTTTTTGCCTTAAATTCACACTTCCTAACGCGTTTAAGCCTAAAACTTAAAATCAACTTCGCTTCAAGCTTGACAAATATTAAGCCTAAGACTTAACATCAACTCATCAAAACGCAGTAACGACCACCAAGGCAGGACGCCCACGAAGTAGCGGCCCGGAGCATACGAATACCGGGATGAGGTGGAGTCATTAACACGCAGCAGGTTTACAAACGTTCCGCCAGCCGGGCGATAACGGCAGAGGATGAGATGGATAAATCAAAAGCTGTGTTGGAAGTGTCTGTGAAAGCGGTGGAGTTCATTCAGGCCGAACTGAGAGCGGCTGGATTAACGAGAGATGAATTTAGTGACATTGCGGAATGTTTAATGGCGGCTGCAAACTCGAGCCGCCGGGAGTTGCTGGAACAGGCAAAAAATCCAGCTTCGTTCTCCGATAGAAGGGAGTTAAGCGATGCGGCCAGGAATGTTTATTCGTCCTTGTCAAAAATCCCAGGAAATAAGTGAGGCATCTCGCGACGAACTCCCTCGAGATGCTCAAGCATGACACTGTCGTTAATCAGTTTGTGGTCATGCTCTTTAAAATCAAGGGAATTATTAATTAGTTCCTTCATTAGCTTAAGTTGTGCCGGGGTTTGAATAGACAAAAGAGCCTTAATCACAAATCGATGAGCTGTAAGTTGCTCCTCGTGATGCTTAATAACCTCAGTAATGCGGGTTAATTCGATTGAGTTGCTCATAGGTTTCCTTTCTGGCTGTGTGAGAGCGACCAGCATACCACCGAGCCTGAAGTGGTTAAAAGACAGGCGTAACGAGGGGGAGAGGATGGTTAACCAACACTACGGCACGATGCACATCATTCGCCAGTGTGTGGTTCCGGGAATGCTGGCAAAGCATGACGGGCACACCTGGAATGTGTCAGCGGTCCGCGGCAAATACGTTTACCTGCGCACCATGCGCGGCGCCATACGTATCAACGATTGTCTTGTGGAAGTTTTACTGAATGGCTGGGGGGATCCGATGATTCATGGTCAGGAAACCACCGGCGCGAAATGCGCCTACTGCAAAACGCCTTTCCAGCCTGGCGACGAAGTAAAAAGCACCCTGCTTTTACTGCGCGGCAACATGCTTGCCCGAGAAGAACGGCAGTACTGCTCCAGGCAGTGCGCCGAACATGACCAGATGGCTCACGAGCCATAAACGCAAAAACCCGCGCAAGGCGGGCTCTACGTCCAGCGGACCGACCAAAGCACGCTGGAAATATGGAAAACCAAAACAACACCCAATGGGCGCTATCAATGGCTCGGGGATTTTAACACCCAAAAATGAGGAACAGTATGGAATTCTTCAATCTGATAAAGGCCAGCCAGAAATCGAAAAAGCCAAACGGCATTTTCTGGTTCACCGCCAAAACCGAGGCGCGCGCCAAGCTGCAGGCGCAGGTTATTCTCGAAGACGCTGAAATCGAAGTGGGCCGAGGCCATGATTACCAGCTTCCTGTCCTGACTGATTTTCCTGTGGTCAATGATCTGCCGGAAGAAGGCATTGTCGACTTTACCTGGTGCGATCGTTACGAACTACAGGAAGACGGGCGCACCTGGCTGCCAAAAGCCAAACAGGAAAAATCCGTTAATATCCAGGGCGAGGGCGCGCAGCTTGCAGACGCTGCCGCTAAAGCCAGTACTCCAGCAGCTGACGCCCCTGCACTGCTCCGCCCGATAGCACGACTGCGCCTGCCGCAGCGCCTGATTGCACACCTGCTTAACGACACTGAAGAAAAAGAAATCAGTGAAGCTGTGCACGTACAGATCGGCGCAGCTGAGGCGGACGAAAGCAATATCTATATCCAGAATCTGCTGCAGGCCTGCCGGGAGGTACCAGGCATTGATGAACTGTCTGCACATGTTGAGTGGAAACTCATTCAGGCTGTAAAAGAATTATTCCCACTGGAGCAGAACCACGAAGTAAGCGCCATCAACGGATTTATTACAGCCTGGGTGGAAGCTGACCCGGGTGATCGCTCCCAGCTCGTTAAAGAGTGGGCTGACATCGTTCATGACTGGCCTGAAATTAATACTACCGCCGCCTCCGCAACTGACATTGTTCAGAAATTGCAGAATGCGGAAATTCCAG